GCTTCTGCGGACGCACGAATAACCTCTGACTTGAATTTTCCATCATGAAAAATTGCCAGCTGTGCATTCGTCCACGGTTTATTAGGTATAGCCATCAGCATTGATAGCGCACCTGAAATGATGCCATCCTTGAATCTCTCACCAAACCATTCCTCTATTCCTGTAGCGTCATTATTAGGCTTGATCGCCAGCGTAAGAAGAACAGTGTATGCTGCATCAGGGGTTTTCCAGAGGCGCACAGTTTCGGTATCCTCATTCATCAGGTAACGCGAAGGCCGACCCTGTTCAGATTGCCAGTTAATGATTCGCACCAGTTCGTCTCGACGAAATGGATCGATTGGAAACCCATTGATAGAACCATCGAGAATAGTGATGGTTTCATAACCAATTCCAGGTGACAGTGGGTATTCATTTGTTCCAGATACCGTCAAAAACGCAGGCATTTCATATTTTAGGCGCTGCGATTGAGAACATAGATTGATCGTCGCATTGCGCAGGGCACGTTCCAGGATAGGGATCGGGCATTCAGGAAGGCTATGCAGCGTATCCATGTAGAAATCCGACCACACCTTGATAGCCATGGTCGATTACCCCCGATTCATCAAGCCGATGATCGTATCGCGCATCTTGGCTGCACCAGTTTTATGATGGAACTGATGATTGAAATAGCGTTGAGCGTACTCGCGCAACTCTACTTCGTTCATGGTTTCGAGATTGACCATCGGTGGCTTGCTGCTTTCTTCGATATTGTCGATGTCGTTGTCTCGTAGTTTGTTCTTCTCGGCTTTATCGTGAATCTCGGCGACACTCACGCCGTCATCGGCAAGCTCAAAACATGGGTACTTAATCATTTCTGACACGACACTATTCGGGACGCTTTGCACGTCACCATTGCCGTTAAAAATCACGGTGGGGCAAAGATTGAAGCTCGCCCGCTTTTTGATGCCAAGATACCGGATCTTGGTTTCCATTCAGCAAACCTCCTTATATGAAAAACGGGGCGAGTTTCCACGCCCCGTTAGTTTGTGAAATCGCTTACGCGATTACTTGATTACTTGATGCCAACTACCTCGCCTTCGACCTTGCCGTACACTGTACCAGTGCCTACACCGCCAGCAGTAGGGACGATTTCAAGATAACCGTCTTTGTCCAACGAGACAGGCGGTAACAGTTCATAGGTCGTTGTTGCGGCAGATTGCCAGGTAGTCGCAGCCGATGCCACAGCAGTTGCACTCGGCCCAGACGATCCGTCAGCATGTGAGAAGCCGATATTGATTGCTAAGGTGGTGCCGGAGTCGAGATCGGGGTTCTTGATGACCACACGATGAATCTTCATACCGCCAGGAATGCGTACAAGACGAACCTTGTCGGTAGTTGCCAAGTTGGCAGTGATTACGGCAGAACCAGTATAGACCAGAGCATTGCCGCAATCGCCAGCAGAGTAAAGCGCATCCCCGATATTCGTGGGGTTGTATATAGCATTTGCCATTTTTTATATCTCCTAAAGAATTAGATTCAATGCCGGCCATTGCTGGCCGGCGTGGTTGGCTGTCAGACGATTAGGTCGTTGACACTGCCGAGTCGATGACGATAACACCGTTATCTGTCGGCTCTAGGTTTCCTTGACCATCGCTCCAGTTGAAACGCAGCTTGGACATGCCATTCATGCAACGTCCAGCAACTTCGAGGTTGTTGTCGAAGTTGTACCTGCGCTCATACCAGGAGAAGAAATACTCTGACTGCTGATTTCTCCCGTATACATTGCCGAGCGCCTGGGCACCGAGCAGGATGGCTCGTTCAACCGCATAACCAGCACCGAGAGCAGCGTTAATCGTCACATCGGTTTCAGTAGCGGTATAACGGTTAGCCGCAGTGATGTGCTTCGTGGTATCGGAAGCACTAAAGCGGATCGTGTAGCGAGGCAAAACACGAACTAGGATGCCGTTCCACATGCCAGGCTCGCCAGAGAACAGCGGATGCTTGGTGCCATAGCTCTTGCGGTTCCAAGCATTCTGCAAGAACGTGCGCCAGTTATTGGTTGATGCAGTGGAATTTTTGATTTGCGCCCATTGACGAGGTGTCAAGAACAGAACTGCCTTGATCGGCTCATCATTTGCAGCAGGGTCGTCAGCCAGCTTGACAGGTTGCAAGGGCACTTCCATGTCGTCCAGCATTAGGCTCAATGCATCGACGTGACCAAGCGTCCATATATCAGTCGAATCGATGGCGGCAAGTTGCGCTCCACCTTGGATCAGGTTTGTGCTGTCAATGACATAATGACGATTGTAAGTCGGTGCCTTGATGGCATTGACCGCGATGCTGGAAAAGTCCGGGTCAGATTGGAGCGGAAGCACCCAATCCTTGCCGGTCATCGTGCCACGTGCACCAGCCATGTGGCACAGGGCCAACTGATTATGAAATCGCGGGAAATATCCGGCAAGGTTAGCCATGGCAATACCGCGCAGATCATGAAGAGTACGCTGTTGAGCCATTCTACCGCCAGCATCCACAACTTTTGTGGTTTGGTTAATGCTGATGTCCATAGAACTGCTGGACAACTTTTCGCCTTTACCTTCGGCGTTTGCATCGCCCATGATAGGCTTTCCACCAGTGGTGTCGAAAGCGTCGATGCTGATTGTTTCGCCAGAAGTCTTGGACAGATCGGTCACACGAATGACCGGCATATCCTTGCTAGTTTGACCCTTCAACTTGGCTTCGGCGTCGCTCTGCTTCGGGGCTGGGCCAGTCAGGTTATTGAGCCAGTTTGGTGCTTGGATTGTGCGAGCAAAGAGCGCCGCACCAAATATCTTGCGAGCCAGCGGAGAGCCAGCGGGAATTGATGTTTGCGACATTTTGTATCTCCTAGAAAGTCAGGACGAAAAAAAACCGCCTTGCGGCGGTTCGGTTAATTGGCGCTTATGCGCCCGTCTTGCTTCCGGGGTTAGTAAGGTTGGTTAAACTGCCATCCGTGACAGATAGGACTCTATCTGTTCCGGCGTCATCGACATAAACTTGTTGCCGAGCGCAACGACACTGGCGTTCTGCAACGTATCGAGATCCGACTGCGCAGGTGGTACGCCCCCCGGAATTTCAGACAGCGTTTCTGGTATGGGTTCCCGTGCTGACTGAATTGCGGCGTCTGCTACCTGCTTGGCGGTTGGCTTCTGTGTTTTCTGCTGTGGCGTCGAAGAAACGATGGGTACGCCGTATGTGGCGTTCATCACCTTCGTCACATGGGAGAAGCGTTCGGCGATCGTCTTGTCTTGCCAATCGGGATCTTCGCGGAGTATCCGGTCGATCTCAACGGCACGATTCCAGTTCTTCGGGTCAGGGTTTTCCTGACGAGCCGCGGCTTCACGCCATGCTGACAAGTTCGGGTCTGCCTGAATCGCCGCCTCGATCTCGTCTTGAATCGATTGCTTGCGGGTTTCCTGTTGAACCTCCTGCTCGCGCTGAATGTTCTTTAGGTTTTCCTTTAAGTTTTCGATCATGGCCATCTGCGCGCGGATGGCTTTCGCCACACCCGGCAAATCCTGGTCAAGCATTTCCAAATCCTCTGGCGTCAGCAGTTCCGCTTGATCTTCGCTTTTTGCCTGGGCAGGCATTTCACCTTTTTGCAGCCTTTCAAGCTGCTCGGCGAGTGCCTGTGCCGTTGCTTCGGCTCGCAATGCACGTTCACGCTCACGTTCGAGGACGGAATAGGGAATGATGTGTTCCCCATCTTTCGCCTGAACACCCTTTGGTTTGTCAGTTTGAGTGCTGGACGCTGCACTCTCGGTCGCTGCTGGATCCTCAGAAGGATTAGCCTCGGCCTTATTATCGTCCTGTTTTTCTGCTTCTCCGTTCTCTTGAATTTCGCCAACGTTTAGCGTCACTGCCTTTTCAAGTGCAGCAAGCGCCTCAGGGCTGCTCGGGTCAAAGCTTGCTATCTGACTTTCCAGGGTGTTACTTTCTTCTCCTGCCATTATTGTCTCCATGTATCGCTTGGAAGCGGATTAAAGAAAACCGCACTAAGGCGGCTGGTGGTTGCCAGTGTATCGTACCGGCGGACGGTTAAATCTGTCAAATACGGTTGAATCAATCTTCGTCAAGCATCATCATCATGGCGAACGCTAACAATGCCGCCTCTTCGTCGGCGCGGCTCTCGATAGCCTGCTTTGATGTCTTGATCAGTTTTCCAAGTGTTTCCCTGGCTGATTCGACGCCCCTTTTGGCGTCCATAATAACAAAAGCCGCCTTCTCGGCGGCTTCGGTTTCATTATTTTCGGGCGCACTTTGCCCGACATGCGAATAGTATCCCTGTTTTAGTGTTTTGGCAATACATTCTTTTTCTTCACCAACAGAAGGATTGATGAATTTTTGCCACTCTGCAGCACGCTGCTCGTTGATGCGCTTAACGAATGCCTTATAAGGCTCGTCGAATACATCATATTCCGGCTCGTTTCCACGTCTACTATCGCTTTTTTCAGGTCCGCCTCCACCAATAAACAGGATTTCGTCCTGTACTTCCTCCCAAATAAAACCCCATGATGGGCCGAACGATTTAGGAGAAAATGAACCTGAAGAAAACGATAGGTCTGACCACATTATGGAACCAAAACAGACCTGAATTTATCGTTTTCTGTGCCGTCACCCTTGATGGCAACCCCGTTTGTTTGTTTCATATTGCTATGAATCGGCGTCGTTTGCGCCGCTGCCAATATTGCCGCTGCAATATCCCCCGCTGTCGGTCCGCTACCACCCACGGCTGTTGTGATGAACGCTGCGCTGGTCTTACGCTCAACATATACTCCGGCTACCGGGATGATGGTTCCATTCAGGTTACCTACGATGGTGTAGTTTCCAGCGATAGGAAACTTGAGTTGATAACCGTTAATCAGATCGCATTGGTAGAAAAACGCCCCACCGCCAAGGTCGAGCGCCTTCCATGTATGCGTCGTTAGATAGATCATCCCGGTCGGATCATCCTCAAGGTCACGCAGGGTTGCATGAAACGCAGGCAGATCAGTGATCGACAGCGTGCTCTCGATGACCTTGTTCGTCCAGTCGATAGTTATTGCCATTACGCATCCAGAGTGCGAACCGCTGTACCTGAGCCACCGTTACTGGTAACAGACAGGGTTGATTCAAACGGTATGATAGGTGAGGAAGTACCATTACGCACCCTAAAGCGCGTCGTAAAGTTCGAGCTAAACTGAAAGTTGGCAGACTGAATCGAAGTCCCTGTAGAAACAGCGTCTATGAATGGGATGAATACAGGCAAGCCAGACGCATACCCACCTGCCGGAACCGCAGGACTCAAGCCTGAGATGACATTCCCTGAGCGCGCGGTGTAAGTGTGCCGATTGCCATTGATGCGAATGTAGCAAGTCTGGGCACCGGGCGCAGTAGGTGTATCCGTAGGTGCCGCCGTTAATGTAACAGACGTGGCTCCAGCAGCCGCCGAAGAAGCTAACGTAGTATCCACAGCGAAACCACCAGACCCGTTATCGCGCGCCGCGAGTACATAGTCTCCAGCTACGATACCACCTATCTGTATCGAAATCGAAGTAGGAGGAATTTCAGTTACGCCGGTGTGGGAAATAAGCTGGTAGTTCTTGCTATCGCTCGCCATTACCCCTGTCAACCACCACCCCTGGGCTACAAACCACTTGCCACCGGCGAAAGTACCAAAAGGCGCGGCAATGTTCTCAGCATAATTCTGTCCCGGGAGTACCCGATACCTCCAGCCGGGGGTTGTGTTTGATGAGTCAAAAGTAATCGTGCTATATTCTGAACAGGCCCACATCAACGCTTGGTACGCATTGGCTAAAGAGGTTGTTCCATCGAGCGTGATCGTGCCTTTGTGCAGTAACGGCCCTTGCCCGCCACCTAAGTCTTGCGTGGTGTCCCCATAGGTAATCGTGATCTTCTGCGTGCCCGGGGTTGCCGTGCCACCGATGGCCGTGGAGAAGTAACTTGCCGCAATCGTTGGCGTCATTGTGGTGACAGATACGTTCGAGTCGAGCGATGTAGAAAGAGCCGCAACCTGTTCGCCCCCCGGCGACAAGTCCACATCGAAATGACTGTAGGACTGCCCATACTTGCGGCTAAAAACGGTGATGTTTTTGAGCGTTGTGTCGCTGCTAGTCGCCTTGGCCTTGACAAGAATCTGGAAGTTACCAGTATCTGAATCCGCCCAATACTTGGTCAGCTTGGCACCG